TATAAGCTAAATCTCTTATTGACATATATGATAAAATTTTCGCATCTGCTTTTATTTTTGCTTTTGGAATCATTTCACGACTACAAGGCAATGGATTTTTTCCATCCAACGTACTTGAAGTAAGTATAAATACTTTATCGACTTCAAATTCAATTGCTTTATCAATCATAGATTTAATCAATGATAAATGACCTGGCGTAGGAGGGTTCATTCTTACATATGAAAAAATAAATGTATTATTTGGTCTATAATCAATACTCATATATAATATATTAATATTATTTTATTTGTTTACATTTTTATAAATTTATCGATTTTATCAATAAATTCTTCAACTTGATTTGTATTTTTATAAATATCAATATTTCCATCTAAAATTAATTGTACTTTACAAACACATTCTGGACTTTCTTTATCTAACATATTATCATGATAATTTGAACAATTATCTAAATATTCTAATGGAATATTTTCTTCACCAATTCTTAAACGTTTTGTTATTCTTTCGTGACACTTTTCAGGAGAAGTTTTTATATAAACAACTTTATGAACTGTGAACTCATCTGAAAATATATCAAACCAATTTAAATAAATTTGGTAACAAACATCCTCAATTTTTTTACTATCATAAAGCATTTTAGCAAATACCATTTTGTCAGTATATAAACTTCTCTCTGTAATAATAACAATATTTTTACTTTTACCTTCACCAACATATTTAATATTTTTTAAAGTATTACGAAATAATTTTAATCTTGAAATATAAGCCATCATTTGAAAAGGAAATGAATATTTTTCTTGATCGGCATAAAATTTATTTAAAATTGTTACACCATTTTCATCTTTAATCTTATCCCATTCATCAATAGGTTCTTTTAAAAATACAACATTTGAATTATTCTCATAATACTTACATAAATTTGATAAGAGAGTCGACTTACCAGAGCCAATATTTCCTTCGATTGAAACAATAGTGTAAATATTGGACATTGTTATTATAATATATTACCCTTAATTTATTTTTATTATTTTATTTCAATTTTAAAAAAAATTGAAATAAAATATTATTTTAAAGATAAAAGTATATATTATTGATACTCATCAAAATGGATTTAAAACAACGTAAACTTAATAAATCTGAATGGAACTCTATTGAGGTTTCGGTTTCAAAATCAGAAATAGATATATTAAACATGATTATTAAAGGTTATCATGATGTTAATATACAAATTAATAATACTAATTCTATCTTTTCATTCTTAAAGATAGAATTTACAGAAAAAATGGAAAATTATATATTTAATAAATATTTCAGAGAACGCTCAAATAAAATCGAGCAAGAAATTAAAAAAAAAAAAATTGAATATAAGATTATGAAAATAGATTGTGATGTAAAAATTAATTCACTTGATAAATTGAGATTAGACAGATTTGATGAAAAAACCATTATTGTTAATGATATTTATGAAAATATTTTATTAAGTCATATTGAAAAACTTTTGGTAAATAAAAAAAGTAATAATAATTTATTTCACTTTCATTATTTTACAGTGTATAAACTTATTAAAAATAATATTTATAAATTAAACAGACACATTAAAGAAATAACTGAACGAATTTTAACTTTATTTGAAGATGAAATTCAGTTATCAACAATTATTGAAAATGCTGTCGATTTTATTGAAAAAAACGAAAGCATATTAAAGTATAGTGATTTAACTTTATACGAACATCAAAAAGATATCTTCACTGCTTGTAAAGAAGGTAATTCTAAATTGATACTATATATGGCTCCAACTGGAACTGGTAAAACACTAACTCCAATTGCGCTGTCAGAACAACACAAGATTATATTTGTTTGTGCTGCTAGACATGTCGGATTAGCTTTAGCAAAGGCAGCCATTTCAGTTAATAAAAAAATTGCTTTCGCATTTGGTTGTGAAAGTGCTGATGATATTAGGTTACATTATTTCGCTGCTAAAGAATTTACAAGAAATAAACGTACAGGTGGTATTGGAAAAGTCGATAATAGTGTTGGTGATAATGTTGAAATTATGATTTGCGATATTAAATCATATTTACCTGCTATGTATTATATGTTAGCATTCTTTAAAGCTGAAAATATTATTATGTATTGGGATGAACCAACAATTACAATGGATTACAATAAACATGAGTTTCATTCCACGATTAGAAAAAATTGGAATGAAAATACCATTCCTAATGTTGTATTATCATCAGCAACACTACCTAAACTTAATGAACTTACTGAAACATTACCTGATTTCTTAAATTCATTTCCTGGCGCTGAAATTGTTAATATTGTAAGTCATGATTGTAAAAAATCTATTCCTATAATTAATAAGGATGGTTTGGTTATGTTGCCTCACTATTTATATGAAGATTATGATAGAACTATTGAAGTTGCGAAACATTGTAATAATTATTTAACTCTACTTAGGTATTTTGATTTAAAAGAAGTCGTTGAATTTATCACTTATGTAATTTCAAATAAGTATGGAACAAATAAAACGCATATTGAAAGACATTTTGAAACATTAAATGATATAAATATGAAAAATATTAAAATGTATTATCTATTTCTTCTTCAAAATATTACAACTAATTATTGGGGTGTTATTTATTCACACTTTAAGTTAATCAGAAAACCAAGAATATTTGAAAATAATACTATTGATGCAAAAGGAAATAAAATTATTAAATCTAGAAGTCTTGGACCAGGTGTAAATTATAATCCTGTAAATAAACCTGTTTTAGAAGAAGCAATCGAACCAATTATAAGAACTCAAGAAGTTAAATCAGGAACATCTGGTGTTTATGTCACAACTAAAGATGCTTATTCGTTAACAGATGGTCCAACTATATTTATTTCAGGAGACATTGAGAAAGTTGCAAAATTTTGTATTCAACAAGCAAATATTCCTCCAATAGTAATGGATGAAATAATGAAGAAAATTGAATATAATAATATTATTAATGAAAGATTATTTGAATTAGAAACTGATATTGAGATTATTAAAGATGAAGTTGATAAAAGAGTTAAAAATGAAGTTAATGGATTATGTGGTTCTCATAAGGTTACAGGAAGAAACAAGTCTTCAAAAGACTCAAAAAAAATAAATAGAGATATTCCAGATGGTATTGAAAATAAAGGCAGCATTTCAAAGTTAACTCAAGAAGTTAATTCACTCAGAAGTATGATTAAGTCAGCAATGATTAATGATACGTTTATTCCCAATAGAAAGATGCATCAAGACAAATGGTGTCCAGATTTAGATACACATAACGCATTTACAAGCAATATTGATGAATATATTGTATCTGATATAATGGCATTAAAAGGCGTAGAAAATACTTGGAAAATTCTTTTGATGATGGGAATTGGTGTATTTATTAACCATGAGAATATTACTTATACAGAAATTATGAAAAAGCTTGCCGACGAACAAAGACTTTATATGATTATTGCTTCAAGTGATTATATTTATGGAACTAACTATCAGTTCTGTCATGGATTCCTTAGCAAAGATTTAAATTTAACTCAGGAAAAAGTTATTCAGGCTATGGGACGAATTGGGAGAAATAATATCCAACAAACATATACTGTTAGATTTCGTGATGATGAACAAATTTTAAAACTATTTACATCTAATACTGAAAAACCTGAAATTATAAATATGAATATATTATTTAATACTCGCAAGGTTATTTGGCAAGATAATCTATATATTGAAGTTCCTGATGATATAGACAATTCTATTAAAATTACCAATGACAAAGATTCTCTATTTGAAGAGGCATAAAATATATAAAAAAAATATAATTTTTATAATATAATTTTTTTTCAAATTATTAATTATTTTGATATCTTCTTTATGATATTGATTCATCATCTTCAATTATATTTGTATATGGTGTTGAATTACTTTGAACTTTTCTAATATAAAATGCAATATTTACATAATTATTGCCGTAGTACTCTCTTAAAGTATAATTATGTGATATTTGTATAGCTGGAGATAATTCTGCATCATGTCCGTTTTCATTATCTGGATTACCAGCTTCTACAATCTCAATATTATAATCGTCTTCAATATTAAAGTCGCGCTTAATAAGACCCTTTATATAATTCATTGAATCTCTAAAACTACTATCCAAGTTTATAGAATACATCTTTGTTTGACAAGTGTAAGCTAATTTAAAATAAAAGACGTGTTCACTCATTTCTAGTTATATTATTATGATTTAAATTATTAATCATAATATTATTTCAATTTTATTTATTTAACTTTTTATAAATTGTAATTTTTCACCTAATTCTTTATAAAAAATCAATTTAAAGGTATATTTTGTTTAAGTAATTTACCAATGTTTTATCGCTCATTTTAATTTTTAATACAATCATATTTACAAGCAAATTTCCAAACTAATTTATTTAACAAATTGTATTGACCAAGACCATTTTTATATAGTAATGGGATGCTATTTTTTCTTCAAATCCAGAAATTAAATTATGGTCACAGTTATCATATTTATTTTCTTGTAAATTCCACAAATTTTACACTGGACATAATATTGTATGATTTTTTATATAGTATCTGATATAAAACGGGTTATTGTCATCCATATTTTAGTAGTTTTAATAATAAATAATATATAAGCAATGTTGATAATAACACCCAATCCGCTTAATTTGAGTAAGCTAATCCTCCCATCCCACTCATAATCCTGAAGACATTATAACCGGTAGCATAGACACGGACTTTAGCAGTTTTGGTTCCTTCAACCGTAGCATTTGAGAGCACAAGTTGGAGGGTGGCATTATCAATTCTTGAGAAGTTACAAGTGCCTGAGGGTTGATGTTCTTCAGGGCGAAGAGCAAATGAGTACACATTAATACCTTCATCAGGGTTTCTGGTGTGGGCTTGGTAAGGTTGGACCAATGAGAAGTAAGTTCCTTCACGTTCTGAGAAACGATCTTGTCCGTTAAGTTGAAGCTTAGCGGTGACAACAGGGTTTTGACCCCAACAATGCATATCTAAAGAAGTTTCTGATAGAACAAATGTTCCTGCATCAGAGACTCCAGAGTTGTCAAAATGAGGGGTGTCAACAATGTAACCAGAATCAATATATTCTGATTCAGTAACTCCGGGAGGAAGAGGGACACCAACACCACCAAGACTCGGTTGATTGTAAGGGTTGGAAGGACCATGCCAATATCCAGTGAAACCAGTGTCATTACTAGTTGGATCATAGTCAAGAGCACCAGCGTCTTGGAAAAGACCATTTGCGTTGATATAAGCACGAGAATCGGCAGCAGTTGCGGCAGGACCTCCAAAAGCATGGATTGCATTAGGAAGAGCATCGATGGCATCAGTATAGTTAAAAGGTTGTGCGCCTAGAACTTTGAAAAGAAGAGCATCACAAGTTAAAGAAGAACAGTAATCAACATTTTGATCTGGTTGTACAACCCAGATTAATTCCTTAACAGGGTGGTTGAAGTTTAGCTTGATTTTGTTACTGGAAGAACCGACAGACTCATCACCAGTGAATTGGAGTTGAGAGATAAGATACTCATGAGGGTTTTGTGCCATTCTACGACGTTCATCTGTATCAAGGAAGACGTAGTCAACATAAAGAGAAGCAGCAACCAAAGATTGATTGTAAGCAATTGTGGCAGGAACTGGGCGACCCACTGTATATTGACCGGAAGAGCCACTGTAAGGAGATTGATTACAGTTCAATGTGGTAACAGCCCAAAGACACTCATCAATAGGTCTTATATCAAGGTTGATTTTGACTTCGTGGTATTGAAGAGCAATTAAAGGAAGGGCAAGACCAGGGTTGGTACAAAACCAAAATTGAAGAGGAATGTAAAGGGTTGTCTCAGGAAGAGCATTACGAGGGGCACAAACTTGACGAGGAGCCAATGAGTCACAAGGGGATTCAACATCAGAGAAAGAAGGATCAGTGATAAATGTAAGTTGAGTGGTGTTACCAATCATTTTGAAGTATCCACGTTGTTGTTCAGAAGTCATTGTAAGTTGATTCCAAATGTGCATCCAATCACCATATTGACGGTCGATTCTTTGGCCTCCAATTTCGACCTCAACTTGAGCGATAAGTTGCTCACCAGGGAAGTCTAACCAACGTGCATAGACACCAGTATTTTGGCCGGTGGT